GACATCCAAAATCATCGATATAGCTGATTCGTGCTGATACTGACGCACAGGTAGGCTCAAATCCATTTAAACCTTGCCAGCCTTCATTAAGGGTTACTGTGTCGCCTATCTGGTAATCTCGGTCATTCTCTCTAACAATAGATTTCATTTTCTTGTCACGAATAGGTATAAATTGCTTCGGTACTGTTTTTAAGTCATGGTGCATTTTATTCTTCCAGTTGTTTTGCTATTTCTTTGGTTGGTCGTATTCTATCCAGCCTGTAATAAACTCTGAATCTGGTGGTAATTCTTCGTCTATTTTTCTGTTCAAATCTCTATCTACTGTGCAGGTGGTGTTTGTTGGTTTGTGTAGATAAACCCGATACTCTGGCTTAGCTAGCTTAGGTTCTATAAGGCGATATTTTGTATCTGTGAACCAAATAGGTAATTTTGTTGTTTTCCATATACCTTCACTTGGTGCAATGAATTCAACATCCCATCCAGTGATTAGTTGTTTAACTATAATAGCAGCATGTGGATTCTCACTTACGCTTGCTACATGGTCGATTGCGTCCTGGTCTTGTTTAGTTAGTTTCATTTTATTGGTCATCATTGATTAATTTTGCTAAATCTTCGGCATATTGTTTACATTCATCAAGTGTATCAAAATAAATTATAGAAAAAGAATTTATTCCACACTCAACACCAACTTGATTTTTAACTTCATTCTCCTGATATTCAGTCCCCATGATTCTTATTGCTGTAACAGTGTCTGATCTAACAAATTCACCGGTTAAAAGTGGTATTAATTTGCTCATTTCTTTTCCCATCCTTGTAATTTTTGATAACATTTTAAATCATCGATCAAGCTGTAAGCGCAGTGAATGCCTACGCTGTCACGGTGCACTATGCAGGGGATCTTACTGCTATCTTTGCAGATCCCGGTAAATTCGTAGCCTTCCTGGTTTGGTATGTCGGCTAGTGGTAGCATTTAAATTTCCTTAGTTTGTATGCTGGTTATATGGAGATTAAGGCTCATTGCAAACAATTTAAAGTCTTTCATTGATTTTACTATTTTGATATTAGTAAAGCTTTTTTTAAGTATTTCAACATATGTTGTGTAGGTTACTTCTATCATTTTATTTTCCTCGTTTGATGTTTGTGCTGCTGATGTGATTAATTATACATTAGTATTATTAACTGTCAAGATAATTATCATATTTATTTCATATTAAAGTTGTGTGATTATAATTAAAGTGTGTTATTATTGTTGTATGTTAAATGCTTTTTATCATGGGGCTGAATGGGGTAATAATAACAAATGAAGAAAGTAAATAAAAATAAGCCTGGTCGACCTCCTGAATATCCGTATGCGAATATGTCAGTTTCTCAAGTTGTTATTATGTTGTATGACACTGAGCAAGAACTGGTAAAGTCACACGTGGCAGCGCATCAAATAGCGCATAGCCACAAATGGAAATTCAAGGGAAAGAGTCGCAAAACTGATGCGGGTAGGTTTGAGTTGACTGTTAATAGGGTTGTGTAAACAATTTAAAATAACTCTTGACATATAATAATAAAAGAGTATGATTATCACATCAGCAGATATGTATTAAAAGAATCTACCGGAAACGGTGAATAGGCCGCCTGCCTTAAAAGGCATTTTACTAACTAACCGGAGAAACAAAAATGTTTAAATCTTTATTGGCAGTATTGGTTTTATCTGTAGCAATGATTGGGAGCGCAAGTGCTACTGGAATTTATGGTGTTTTTGGAAAATTGCAGCACAAGAATGATGCTAAATTCACGTCAATGACTCAAGAATTTAACGGTGAACTTAGATCATCAAGTGAAACAGTATGCAATGATAAAATAGCGGCTGTACTTGCTGCACAGGTTAAAGGCGCTAATTCGGCAAATGATCCCGCTACATTCCCGATTGTGTCAAGTACAGTAATGCACACTTTGCAATGCTTGTTAGTTAACTAATCTCTCCGCTGTTTTCCTGCTTTCAGTTCAAAAAAGCAGGGCTAAGACGTCAGGGTTTTGTGTCCCAGAAATGGGCGCTGAGGAGTGGAGGTCACAGAATCCTGAACTTGTTGGTGAGCTGTTTAATCTTTGGTAGAAGAAAATGAATAACTTAATGACCAAGAAAGAAACAGAAGAAGCAATAACAAGGAATTTCGCATTAAATCCATAGGTTTGGGATATTGTGACTGATGAATGTTTTGAAAGAATGAAGAAATACATGAAACAAGAAGATATAATAAAAGCTATTGAGTTACGCAATAAATATTGAGTTATATATGACTATCGACAAAGTGTCAAAAACTGCCGGTAAAAGACCTCAACCGAAGGGTGGAAGCCGGAAGGGTAAACCTAACAAAGCAACCGCTCTTATTAAAGATATGATTGAGGGCGCGCTACAGGATGTCGGCGGAAGAGCTTATCTTTCAAGGCAAGCGGAGGAAAACCCCTCGGCATTTATGGGGCTGCTTGGGAAGATACTCCCAAGAGATGTTAACTTGGGCGGCCAGGCAGATAACCCAATAAAATACGAAAACATGAGCGATGAGGAATTAGATCAAAAAATAAGGGAGGCATTAAAATTATGAAAACGTTAATTTTGATTATTGCGTTGTTGCTTTCTGGTTGCGCTTCTACTCCGCCTTCAGATAATTGGGGGAAGATAATGTCAGCGCCATCAGCGCAAAGAACGCAGATTGTCCCGGTATTTATTTATCAGCCACAATCACATTATCAATATGTCCAACCAGCTTTTAACAGATTACAGTAAAGTTAATAAAGCCGAAGTACTCTCATTGCTTGAAGAGAAGCAGCGGCGGTTTCGTTTGTATGCTGCGCGTAACGCATACATAGCGATGTATGACTGGCAACGTGAGTTTGTCGCAGCTACAGCGAAATATTATGAGTGTTGCTTATGTGCTGCTAATCAGATCGGCAAAACTTACACCGGAACGACAATTGACGCAATACACTTGCTCGGAGACTATCCAGACAACTGGGTAGGTCATCGTTTTGAGTTTGCACCAATGTGCTGGGCGCTTGGCTATTCAATGGAGAAAACCAGGGATCTATTGCAAACCGCCTTATTTGGAAAGATAGTTGGTGGTGAATTTGAAGGTGGTCTGGTTCCGAGAGAAAGAATAGTGTCAAGAGAGAGTGCAGCGGGTACTGCGAATGCAATGCGTACAGTAACTGTTAAGCATTCATCAGGAAGTCTGGCGACGATCCAATTCTGGTCGTATAGCCAAGGTCAACATGCCATTATGGGTGATATTGTTGACTGGTTCCACATTGATGAAGAGCCAAAAGATCAGAATATCAGGCCACAGGTATTGACAAGGACTATTAATGGTGATAATAAGAGAGGCGGAAGGGGAATATATACGTTTACTCCTGAGAATGGGCGCACAAGTTTAGTTGTTCAGTTTATGGATACACCATCTTCAGCGCAGTATTTTATGCAAAAGGGATGGGATGATGCGCCTCACATGTCAGCAGAGAAGCGTGAAAGGTTACTTGCTCAGTATCCTGCTCACCAGCGTGACATGCGAACGAAAGGTATCCCGATGCTGGGGCATGGGCGCATTTATGATCTTGGGGAAAACTTTATAACATGCGATCCGTTCGCAATACCAGATCACTGGTTTGTAATAAACGGTATGGACTTTGGTTATGATCATCCGCAAGCACATATTAAATTGATTGAAGATCGTGATAACGGTGATTTTTATGTTGTCAACGCATACAAAGCAAGCCAGGTAAGCGCTAATGATGCTTGGGGAGCTGTTAGAATATGGTCAGAGAATATCCCCACAGCATGGCCACAAGACGGATTACAGCATGAAAAGGCGAGGGACGCGTCCTTACAGTTAAGGAATCATTATCAGATAGCTGGATTCAATTTGCTGCATAACCACGCAACCTGGCCTGATGGTGGTAACAGTGTAGAGACTGGCATATTTGAGATAAACGATCTGATGCGCAAGGGTAAGTTTAAAATTTTCAGCGGATTAAGACAAGTGCTTGATGAGGTGTTACAATACCATAGGGATGAAAGAGGACACATATCCAAAACAATGGACGATTTGCTTGATGCGATACGATATGCTTACATGATGCGGCGTTATGCTGTGAGAGTTGGTGATGTTGGGGCAAAAGTTAAACCTATTAAATTTCAGGCCTGGGGATGATCGAAGAAGCATATAAAGAAGATTCTGATTCTGAGAAAGACGACAAAGCATCTTCTG